AACTAAAATCTGCCATAACAACAGTTGTTATTGCGTTTTGATTTACCAACCATCCAACGCTACAACATATTGCTGTTTTAGATTTTTTTATATCTACTATATCAGACCAAGTAGTTTCTCCAATAATGTCCTCCCAATAAATCCGAACTAAGGGATAGGGAAAAATTTTTTTATTTACCTCTGGTATTTTTCTTTTTATTATCATTAATATCCAAACTTTGTATCTTGTGGAATAAAATCTTCAGAGGGTCTTCTAAATCTTGCTGCATATTTAGGATGTGTAGGTCTACTCATACATCCATATCTTAATGCATCGTATGCATGATCTTCTGCATTTGTATCTACATCTTCAGGATTCTTATCGTCTGTTGGTAACATTCCTAAAGTTCTAATTAAATTCTTACAATTTTTAAAAATTCTTATACCTGGTTGTTTATCAACTACAGTTAATCTTTTATGAATTTCTAACTTACCATTAATTCTACTCTTAGGTGATCTATCTGATGGTCTCCATCTACAACCATTTTGTATCATAGTCTCTGCAATACTTGGACCAACATCACCTCTTTTAGCCCATGTACTAACGTCAAGTATACCATAGTTTATATACTCACCATTTTCTAAAGTAAGTACTTGTCTAGCGAACTGATCCGCTGTAACCTTCTTGGTATACAATTCTCTATAGATCCAGAGATTGTTATCATAATCCACAGCAAACCAAAGCACACAAGCAGGAGAAGAATAACCCCAATCAGCAGCACGAAATTTATACCAACTCCTAGGTATTTCAAAAGGTTCGACAACGTGAGTTGTCTTGTTAAATTCTGGAAATGCTGAATCTTCATATGCGTCCCAATCTCCGTCTAAAAATTGTTTTCTTTGTACTTCGGGTAATGATGCAAGCATGATATAATAATCATCAGTTTGCATTAGATAGGGATTGTCTTGTAACTTAGCTGGAATAAATCTACGACTAATATATTTTTTACCATTAGGTGTATCTATCCCTACATCAAAAGCTGTGTTAGGTTCTCCTGGTTCTACAAACATTTCTCGTACCCATTGTGAACCAACGTTACCTGGATTACCTGTGGATCTCATAAACACAGGAATATCAGGATCTACACTTCTAAGTGATGATCTTAAAAAATTATATATATCTGGCGAATGATATTGTGGAAGTTCGTCTATTCCTATCCATGTGTAGGATTGACCTTGGTAACGTAAAACGTCTGTCATGTTTTCTGCGTAACCGAACTCTATCTTTGCTCCCGATGGGAATCGCCACTCTTTTTCTTGCTCTCTCCATTTTGCTCCTGGATATGCTTTCGAGTATAATAGCTGAGACTTTTGAATTAAGTCTCTTAACTCTGGCATTGTCCGCCTTATTAGGAGTGCTCGATGATGAGCTTTGGAACAGTATCGAAGTGGGTCTACTAGCATCGCATAGGATTTACCACCACCTCTTGCTCCACCATAAAAAACTTCTCTTTCAGAAGCTGCAAGAAATTGTGTCTGTGGACCTGAGTTAGGTTTAAAGATAACCTCTTGCTGATTTATGTGCTCTTGTACTGTCTTAGGAGCACTCTCGATTTGATCTTTCGTAATGAGTTGAGTCTCTTTACCCTGTAAAGATTTATCTATAGTTAACAGTTTTGTTTTAATATTTTCTGCTGACCGTTTGGCAGATCTCAATGATTGTTCTGCCTTTGCAACTTTCTTACGACTGCGAGCTAGAATCTGTTGTGTTGATTTCTTGGCTTTCTTTTGAATTACTTTCTTGGGCTTCGGAGGCTCCACTTCTTTCAACTCGTTTTTTAAGTCCGACATGTGATATGTATCTTCCTGTTTTTCTACTTAGCCAAGATGCTGTTTCTCTTAATGAACAATTTTTTAAATAATCTTTTGCTTGATCAAGAGCTTGTAATTCTTCTTTGACGGGTTCTAGATAATTAGGATCATTTGATTGTTTAAAACCAAATGGTATAGTCCTAGCTCTCTTTTTTATTTTTATCGGTTCCATCTTTTGCTGGTAATATAAATATACCGTGCAGAGCTTTCATGTTAATATCTAATTGATCCTTCTTAACAATGCCTACTCTGTCTAAAATTGAGTTGGCGGCTGCTAGACGAATACTTGCCTGTGGAGTAGTGCCGTCTTCATCTAGTAAGGCGATTAACCTATTAGCTGCTTGAGCAGAGTGCGTTGATAAATGGTTCTCCGCTAATTCTGTAATCTCTTTTTTTAAATTACGTATAACTTTACTATAACTATTTTCCGAATAGCCAGCCAATCTTGCTGCTTCTCTCGGGTTTCCTCTCGCTTCTGCGAACAATACGTCTAGAAACTTTTCCTGCATATCTGTCAAGTTTCTTTTTTGAGTTTTCGTTATAGAAGAATCCATGTCTTGCATTTATTAATTCCATTATCTCTTCAAATGAGAGAGTATTTACCTTATCCGATAAAAGTATCTTCGTCTGTTTCATTTTTATCTATAATTTTACCATCACCACCTGGTCTTGCAGGTTGGTTCTGTAAATTTTCAGGGATATCCTCTTCTAATTCAGGTAATTCTTCAGGCATCATTGGTCTAATTGGTTTACTACTAGCTTTTGCTTGCATAGTTTGAAAAAAATTAGGTTCAATCTTGCTAGTCATACCTTGTGGTGTGTATAATGTTTGTGTATCCTCTGTAGTTGCAGACATTTCAAAACCCTGTTGGGCTTGTTCATAAAAATTCGTTGGCTTTTTTCTTTTTGACGCACCTTCATCACCAACAGGAAATGATCCTGAGCCAGTTTTTAGGTAACTTGGTATGTTTGCTTCAAATTTCATAATTAATTATATGTTTTATTTGTGATGACCCTGTTTGTATGTGATTTGAGTGTGTTTGTGTGTCCCTTAAATAAAACATATACTTACCATTATAGTGCTTATACGTAATTTTGTCAAGTATTATTTTTAAGTGTGACAAAGTTAGCATATTTTGTTGTTGACAAAATTGGACATGGGGTGTATAATGTTATTAGGTACCCCCAGGGTCCCTTACGTCTATACTAGACCTATTTGTATGGTACCCCCTAGGGTATTCCTAGGAATATTGTCGGAATATTATACCCACAAATATAGCCCAGAGTTGGTTAACAAGGACTTTGGAGATTTTCTGGTGTTGGTATATATAGTATATAGGTACCCCCCCGTGGCACACGCATAGGGTGTCCTTAGAATTTTTTTTATAGAAAATAAGGGGATACCTTTAGGTATTCCTTAGAGGGGTTTGGGGGGAACGAAGTGTACCCCAAAAATTTTTTAAATTACTCGTGGAAGTTTTAACTTAACACTTGGAGAACCTAGGGGTCATTAGGAAATTTGTATCTAATAACCCCTGAGTGTTAACTTATTTTATATTTGATATGTACTTATTAAAATCCCCTGCGATAACATCAAAGGGCTTTTGGTTGATCCTAGGCATATAGTCCAACTTTGCTTTAGGGTATTTAGTCTTTTCATATTTCCTAAAATTATCCCCTTGCATTTCGCCAAGTATATCAAAGTATAATTGTTGAAGTTTTTCTTGTGCATATGGGTGCGAATTATCTGAAAGTAATTCTACACTCTTTAATGCTAAATCATAAAGTTCATCAATTTCATTTGATAATCTTTTTTCAGCATTTCCATTTTTGCCAACTTCACTTTGAGCAACTTTTGTTAATGTTTGAGTCTGTCCAAGTATGCCCTCTTTAACATCATTTATTTTTGCTATTGCTTTCATAAATGGTGAGTGTGTAGCATTTTGAACATTTTCGTTTTCTACTTTTTTAGGTGTGAAAAAACTTTTAGCAAAAGCTAAAATTCCTCTTTCACCTCTAAAAGTACAATAGTATTGCTTTCCATGTTCTGATTTTTGAAACATTTTTTTAACGAAATTATGTCTAAAAATCCTTTCACTATCGTCAGTTAAACCCTCAAATTTAAACATCTTCCAAGCTAGTTCAATTTCTATTGGGTTTGTTTCCTCGTTAAGCATATTTTCAACATTAAAATATTGCTCGTTTGCCATTACAAATAGAATAACTGGTGCAACATCTACC